AATATTCAGGAACAGGAACAAGACCAAAAGAGCAGAGTTTTAATAACGAGCAGTTTTCAAAATCAATTAAAAAAGCAGATGATACAGAATTAATTAAAAAAATAAATATCTTAATTAAAAAATATACAAACAAAATCAAAGGCGCTTCAATATTAAGTTTAAAGGATTTATCAGTAGAAATATCAAAGGACTTAAAAAAGGAATTAAAACAATTAGTAGGTATTAATTTAGAAAAGGTATATAAGGAAACAATAGCAAAAGTAGAAGAAGATGTAGGTTATGATATTGGTTTTGACAAAGAAGATTTAAAGATAATAGAAAACTTTAAAAGTTCAGACTTTCTCATAAAGGCATACGATAGTTATGAAAATGATTTAGCAGATACATTAAAAGAAGTTTTAACAAAATCTTATAAAAATCCTAAAGACTGGGGGATAGATAAGATAGTAAAAGAAATGACAGAAAGAACAAACGAATCAGTAGGAAGATTAAGAACAATAGCAAGAACAGAAATACATAATATTTCTACAATAGCAAGAGAAAACAGTTATGAAAAAGCAGAGATAGAAGGAGAAGAATTTAAGTATAAATGGATTGGTCCTCGGGATAATAGAACAACACCTTACTGCACAAAAATAACAGAACTAACTAAACACGGGGTTAGTATGAAAGAACTTAAAAACATTATAGCAGAATACTCAGATAAGAATACATTTAAATCAGGCAGAGCATTTACACCACACATAAATTGTAGGCATACATTCGTGAGGGTTGTCTAATGGAGATAAGATTTGAAATAGAAAAAAGTCAAATAGAGAAACTTGACAAAGAAGTCCAAAAAGTATTAAGAGACGTCACAGATAAAATATTCCAATACTCACAGGAAGAACTTGTTAAATCAAAAACAATAGACGGAAGAATGAGAGCAACGACAGACGAAGGACAATTATTAGGAAGTGGGAAAGTATATCATAGTAATAAAATTCATAAGATAGTTTATGACGCACCACATTCAGAAGCAGTTGAATATGGTGCAAGAGCGCACTGGATGCCTATTGCTCCATTAAAGAGATGGGCAAAAAGAAAATTAAGAAATGAAGGCGCAGCATATCCAATCCAAAAGAAAATAGCAAAAGAAGGAACTCCTCCACAGCCATTTTTAAGACCAGCTATGGACAGGGTTAAAAATGAGGGGATTAAATGAAATGGATACAAAAATCAGAAGTAAAAATTATTGATTCAAAGTCCCGAATATTTGAAAGTTGGGGAACAGTAGATATTGTTGACAAACAAATGGAAAGAATACCAATAGAAGAATTTGAAAAGATTTTAAAAAATATGATGTTAAGAAAACCACAGATACATTTAGAGCATTCAAATAAACCTATTGCAGATATTTTAGATTTATCTATTGATAAAACAGAAGACGGGAATTATGGAGTTTATGTAGTTTCTAAGATGTTTGATATTTATGAGTCAGACCGACAGATTTGGGAAGACTTACAAAAAGGAATATACACTGGTTTAAGTTTTGGTGGAAAAGCAGAAAACAGTGAAGTTGAATTTGAGGATGACGGAACAATAAAATCTCATATATTAAAAAATATAGAAGGTTTTGAATTTTCACTTGTAAAAAATCCAGCAAATCAAAAATCAATGATTACAGCAGTTAGTATTGCAAAGTCCAATAAGGAGACATTAAACGAACCTAAGGACAAAATAAAAGAAGACAGAGGTGTCAAAATGGAGAAAGAAGATATAAACATAGTGAAAGAATTCACTATTATTGGCTTAGCTACAATGATAAAAAAAATTGACGATAGATTAGTCAATCTTGAAAATATCAAAAAGGAAGAGCCAAAAGAAGAAAAGAAACCTGAGGAAGACAAACCTAAGGAAGAAAAGAAAGAAGAAAAGAAACCTGAGGAAGACAAACCTAAGGAAGACGAAGAAAAGAAAAAAGAAGAACCAAAGGAAAAGAAACCTGAGGAAGAAAAGAAAGAAGAAGACAAACCAAAAGAAGAAGACAAACCTGTAGAAAAAACAGTAGTTAATGCAGGAAGACCTATTAAAAAAGGAATGACAACAGGCAAATCCATAAGGGGTTTGAGCTATAGAGACATAGCAAAAATGAGAATAAACGGAGAGAGAAGGTGATTGAGATGGTAAATTCACATATAGATAGTATTTGGGATTTAATGCAAGTAAGTTATGGAAAAAGAGGGGTTGATATAGATATTACAAAATCAGATGACCCAATTTTATCTACAACAACTGGAGTTTATAATGCAATTTATGGACCTAAAGTTTTTATGCAGATTATGTTGGAAGATAAATTAACAGGATTACTACCAAAAACAGTATATAAGCAATCTGGATGGAGAGTAATAACAGCAGCACCAACTGCAAGTGCAAGAGTTGATGAAAACGGCGCATTGCCAGAAACAGACAAATTCGATTATCATGAATTATCTGTTAAACCTGCACACCACGTTACTTTTTGGGAAGATTCACATATACAAGAATTGTTAGCAAGAGGAGACGATGATACAATCGGTGCAATAGCAGATTTACAAGCAGATTATGCAATGCAGCATAGAGATTTAATGCAGCAATATCTTTTAGCAGATGCAAATACAGTAATAACAACTGGATTGGATTCTATTGACAGAATTGTAAATAGTTTATCTGAAGAATTAGGTTGTTTAGATGCTGGAGATGCAGATATTTGGGGTATTGATAGAAGTGATGCAAGTTATTCATGGGCAGATGCTCAAATAGACCACAACAGTGGTTCAGACAGAAATTTAACAATTACTTTGATAAAGAAATTAATTGTTAGCACAATAGACGCAGGCGCAAACCCAGAAGGTCAAGTTTGGGTAACTGGGAATGATACAGTAAATGCTATTGAATCATTATTCCAAGACCAACAAAGATATATGGGAACTGCAAATGTAACTGCAACAGTAAATGGAATAACAACAAAGAAAGGAGAAGAAGCAGGTTTTACAGTTTCTACATTATTTAAGAGACCTTTAATTGGATTAAAGAGTAATCACGTAACAGATAATGGAAACTCAGACAGTATTTCAAAACTATATCTTTTAGATATATCAGACCCAAAAGGTTCAGGTATGCCAAGATTAAGTTTAGATATTGCAGAACCAACACAATACTTTGAAGCAGGAATGAAGAACGGCACAGTAATTGAGATTGATAAAATCGCAAATCAAGCAGCATTAATAACATCAGGACAAATAAGATGCAGAATGATTGCCTGTCAAGGTAAGTTAAGAGATTTACAATTTTAAGGAGGGGATTTAGATGGCACACGAAGGATTAAGAAGTACAGTTGAAAATCCTGCCGCTCCACCCTACAGACACGGGCCTTTTGTTTGGAGTGAAATTTTTACATTCGAACAGGACGTTACTGTAGAAGGGGATTTTACTGTAACAGGTGATTTCAATTTTGGGGATGCAGGTGCAGACAACTTTACAATAAATGATAACGGAACATTTCAATTTGAAGGAGTAGCAGGAACTTTAGATGGTGCAACATTAAATTGTGATAGTTCAGGAGATTTTTTATTTACAGTAAAAGCAGGTAAATTAACAATAAACACAAGTGATAACTCAATTTTAATGACAGGAGAAACATTAACAGTAGCAAATATCACAGGAGCAACTGCAATAACAACTACAACAATTAATGCAACCAATTATGAAGCAAACGATAGCACAGCTTGTTTTGTAATAGCAGACTCAACTGGAATAGCAACATTCTCAACAGACCCAGTTTTTACTGGAATTGATGTAACAAATATTTCTGCAAATGACGGAACAGCTTGTATGAGTATTGCAGACAGCACTGGAGAATTAACAATTTCAGCATTAACTTTAATTCAACAATATCAGAATGAAAATGATAAGGTTCTTGAAGTTACTGGTGGAGCAACTGATTTGACTCATGGTGTAAGACAAGGAACTTTAGCAGTTTCTGTAACAAGAAGTGATAGCTACAATATGACAGGAACAGATGGAAACCCAGACTGCGCATTTAAATTAAGTGCAAAGAATGAATCTGTAAGTGGAGCAAATGTTAATACAAGAGGTATGGACATAAGTGCAAAGAATGATGACAGTGGAACAGCAGGATGGTTGAATGCTGGTTTTTTAACAGTTGAAAATGATGGTGCAAGTATAGTAAGTG